GACATTCTTCGCAATGTCTTGTTGAATCTTTTTGAAATATTGAGGGACGACGTTCCAGATGTCTTTGTCGCTGTACATGTGTGCGTGTTCCAAGTATCCTCGAACGCACTTGTAAAGAATCGCGGGCAGTTCTAAGGCGAGTTTGGCGTCTAAGTGGGGGTCGGCATCTCTAACTTGTTTGGCGAAATTCCACGCCAATATTCTTCGGAGGATCGACCCACTGTTATCCTTCCCTTGGAAAGGCACCTCGTTCCCCCCGAGAACACCGGGCGTGCGCCACTCGAGGGATTTCGCCTTCTCGTGCTTCACCGCGATCGAGACGTCCTCCCCGGAGACTAAACTTTGAAACTCCGCCTGCTCCAACTTCAGATCGGATTTAATCTCTGGCGCAACAAACATAAACCCGTCGACGATGGAGGAGAGCCCGAATTTAGTTTCGATGTTGTTCGACAACGTCTTCACGTCTTCGCCCTCGTAGAATTTTTTAAACACCTTTGTGATGAGGGTCGATTTACCACTGCGCGCCACGCCTTTGAAAAACCCGATGACTTGCCACGCGTCGAGGTCTCCCGTGTCGAACGTGAGGCGCCCACCCATGGCGTACGTCCACCGAGACACGTCCTGATCGAAATTTTGATAGGTGAGGATGGATTGAAAGTGTGGGGTCGGGATGTCGTACCAATCCGAGCAGTGCAAATAACTCGTCTCGAAAGGTAAATCGAAATATTTGGAACTCACCAACGTCGGGTCCAACGCGGCGAACTCTTTCGAATCGTATGAGTAAAAATTGCACACGTATTTGCCCTCCTTCGGTGACCACTCCTTACCGATGAAAACGCCGTTGGTGAAACTCCACATGTTGCGATTTTTTTCAATCTCCGGAAATTGGAAATCGATGCAATTCTCCAAGTGGCGGATGACGTCGTGAAATCCATTCCCCTTCGACGTGAGGTCCTTCCACACCTCGAAATTGTTTTCTTTTTGCCCGAGTTCGTAGACGAACTGTTTGATCGTGCACACCGGTTTCCACGCTCGCGTGTAGAACCCCTCGCTCTTTCGCTGGGTCATGCAGTTGCCTTTGTACCTCCTGTACCCGCGGTTGAAGAGTTCGTCGAGAGACTTGACGATCGCCCGTTGGAAAGGACTCATCTCCTTAATCCGAGCGTCGTCCAGGGGCATCGAAGACGTGTCGAAATACTCGGGATCGAAGTTGTACGGCTCGGGGACGTCTCTGGGGTGTAATATGCGTTCTTGCGCGATGTAGTGCGTGCGCACGTTCTTGAACGCGGCGCCCACTTGGACGATCAGGCGACAGATCCTCTCCCCCAATTCGAAATCGCTCGTCTCATCTTTCCAGGACGCGAGATCTAAATTTTTCACCCTCGCCCCCAGGAGACGCAAATAGTTCATGTGCCTCGTGCACTGCGTGTGCACGGCGCTCAGTGAGATTTGCAAAGGATACCCATCACTATTCATGTCCTCCTTAGAGAAGAATTGTCCAGGCCAATATCCCAGGCGAGCGACATCTGCGGGGTTACACCTGGACGTCGTGAGTCCCCACAGACTCTCCAGACGACCCGTGCACTCCTTCACGCGGTCTTCGTCGAGAGACTGAATTTGATTCATCCATGTTAACAATTCAGCCTCGCCACGATTTTGTTCTGATTCTTTCGCAATGTAATGAGTCTCCCCCATGATTTCTTAGGTATAACGTGGCCTAATTCTTTATGAAGATTTTTTAATCCTTGAGGGTGGAGAAGATTTTGATGAGAATTCTGTTCTGCGTCTCGAGTTGTTCTCGGATGCCCACCAAGGCCGATGCCACGGTGTCACCGTCTGGGGTGGCGAGGAGGGACGCGGCCATGTCCGCGATGTCACCCAGGCCGGGAACTTCGTCGTCGTCGTCGAATTCTTCTTCATCATCGTCGTCGTCGTCGTCGTCGGTGACGAGGATCTCCCCCTCCTCCAACTCGTCGTCCTCCTCGTCGTAGTCGTCGACCTCGTCCTCCACTTCCTCGACTGGTAACGCCTTCGCCTTATTTTCCACGGGTGCCATTTGTTTCTATGTTTCCCTGAGAAATCAAAATTCTGAAATTCACCGCACGGGGGTGGGTGCGTTCCCCAGGAGGTGAACACGCGAAATTATTTTCTTATCCTATAGTACCAACAATCTGTAACTATGGCTGGTGGTTTGATGCAACTTGTCGCTTACGGTGCCCAAGACGTGTTCCTTACCGGTAACCCGAAGGTTACTTTCTTCCAAGCCGTGTACAAGCGTCACACGAACTTCGCGATGGAAAACATCGAACAAACTGTCAACGGTACGCCGGCGAACTCCGGTCGCCTCTCCGTGACCGTCGCGCGCAACGGTGATTTGATCGCCGACATGTACGTTGAGTTGAAGACGAAGGACACTGGCCTCGTCTCTAACACGCACGGTAACTCTCTTTGCTGGGTTGCTGAACGTGCCATCAAGGATGTCGAACTCTCCATTGGTGGTCAACGCATCGACAAGACCTACCAAAAGTGGTTCCGCTTGTACTCCGAATTGTACCTCTCCGAATCGAAGAAGGCCAACTGGGGTAAGATGACGACCTCCAAGATGGACTCCACGGTCTACTTGCCGCTCATCTTCTTCTTCAACCGCAACCCGGGTTTGGCGTTGCCGTTGATTGCCCTCCAATACCACGAAGTTCGCCTCGACTTCGACCTTACGGACGAATTCGCCACGTACTTCAACACGAGCACGTTCAAGGTGTGGGGTAACTACATCTACCTTGACACGGAAGAGCGCCGACGCTTCTCCCAAAAGGGCCACGAATACCTCATTGAACAAGTGCAACACACTGGCTCTGACACTGTCACCTCCAATGGAACTAAGCAAATCCGTTTGTCGTACAACCACCCGGTCAAGGAATTGGTCTGGTGCTTCAACAACGGTGGCGCCTCTGGTTCCAACATGTGGAACTTCTCCTCCAACGTCGGTGCCACTGACGTTATCCTCGAGTCTGACCCGACTGCCCTCGGTGCCAACTGCTACGTCCCGATCACGGCCGGTACCGGTTCCCCGCTGTACTCGGTCGGCCCGAACGCCGGTACCCTCCGATGGGTCGAAGATGGTGAGGCCGCGACCGATGGCGCCGTTGGTCCGCTCTCCACCTTCAAGTTGGTCCTCAACGGTCAAGATCGTTTCAAGGAGCAATCAGGAAAGTACTTCAACCAAGTCCAACCGTACGTGCACCACACCGGTACGCCGTACCCGGGTATCTACTCGTACTCCTTCGCCCTTGAGCCAGAATCCCACCAACCGACGGGTACTTGCAACTTCTCTCGCATTGACAACGCGCAAGTGTCTGTCACGATGAAGCGTGCGGATACCTCTGAAACTATGCACATGTTTGCGACGAACTACAACGTCCTCCGCATCCAATCTGGTATGGGTGGCCTCGCGTTCTCCAACTAAGAAAGTGCATTAAAAACTACCCTAATGTTTGTTTCGCGTTCTATAAATATTAAGATGTTCGTTGGTGAACACGTTAATATTTAGTGAGTGATGTGATTGAGATTTACATGTCTTCGAGGTTGCAACACTTGTATTTCATGTTGAGGCGTCCGTCGTCACCCTTCTCCAACTTCAGGGAGGTCATCGCCTTGTTGACACCACAGTTGGTGGCCGCCAAGTTCAACGACTCATTCAAATCTCTGTCTTGCGTGCCATCCCCGGAAGTCATCACCGACTGTTCGGTGCACGACGCGAGATTGATGCCGTGGCCGTGGCACGCGTACTTCACGCGAACCTTCGACTTATCTTTCGATTCCTCAAAGTTGAACCCACTGATCGCCTTGTCACCGCAATCAATCGGCATCTTCTCCATGTTATCGAACCACTTACCCTCTTTCGAGACGTACGAGGTGCGCTTTTCCGTGACACCCCCACCCAAACCTTGAATGCACGCGCTGTCGAAACGGCGTCTGGTACCATTTGCGATGAGTTGCAGACGGTTGTAGTACAAAACCCCCTCGTCACCGCAGTCGGCACCGATACC